AGAGGCATCCCTAGGGATGCCTCTTATTTTGTCCACTATATCAAAGATTAGTGTTGTTTTTGAGCCATATAGTGACTTACTAAAGATTCACGTAACTCTGCGGTTAATGGTTTAACAACAACTTTATCACCTGCTTTAGGCGTAATCACTGTCATCTCATCATTTAAATCAGAGAGTTGTTTTGCGAATAAGACGAAGTCTACATCTGTCCCTTCAGAAATACCGGTTACGGTAGTCCCTGCTTTAGCAATGGTCGCATAGTTATAGTTGGTAGTACCCACTTTATACGGTTTTGCTAAGGTCATATCGACTACGCTAGATTCTAATACGGAAGACTTAAGTTCTTCGAAACTTGCTTTAAGTAAATCAAGCCCGTTCTGGACAGGGTCAAATCCTTCTGTCAATCCAGACACTAAATCTTCCGAACTAAGCTTTGGGTCGTGTTGATCCAAAGGCATCTTAACGGTATTGGTTAAGATCGCATCTAACATCCCAACAACACGCTCATCCACAGTACCAGTTAAGCCATCAGCCGTACTATATACTTGACGACCATCTTTCATTGCAGATTTAGAGCAAATCGCACGTCCGTTTGCGAAGTAAATGGCTGTTTTGTTGCCATCCGCATCTTCATGGAAGAAGAATTCATGCTTACCTGTTTTCACTCAAACTCCTTAAACTAATCTTGCTGCAATTTCTAATTTACTTGCAGCACGTGATAACCATCCATTTGTGAAAGCTTCGTTTTGTGGACGGTTCTCAGTGATACTGATATAGAAATTAGATTGCATCGCAATTAAGTTAATAATAAAATAACGTAAACCAGCTTGACCGTTACGTTTAACGAAATCCTGGATTGCACGTACAGTACCAGGACCAATTGCCCCATCTACTGATACATCTGCGTAATCTTTACCACCACGGTTTACTACATTGAGTAAACGTTGTACGTGTTTGATTACGGCACCTGAACCACTATTTACTGCCATATCAAAAACATGGAAGGCTAATAATGGATGGATTTCCATTAACTCATCGCAACGGTTTTTCTTCCAGTATACGCTGTAATAAATGTCGTAAGCTTTTGCTTTCGTTAACTCACGCATTGCACCAGCATAACCATTTGCAACGGCTACGGCTTTAGTAATTCCGTAGTTGGTTTCACCACCACGGTCATTTGGGTTATTCACATAACCACCTTCTACCTCAATGACTTCTGAGATGATGTTGGTTGGTGTGAAATCCCCAAGAGTTTTAAACTTAGCAAGATTGAAACTCATCTTGGTTGTTACTCCTTTTATTTATAATGATAGATGTGAGTGGCCATCTGACCACTCACATAAAGATATTAACTATAGACCACCACCGTTGATGTCTTTATCCTGTCTACTGTATACTAACACCTCTTCACTGTTAATGACAAGGTTACCAGATTCAGGACCATTGATACGCCCAGTTTCCGCATTGGCAGTATTACCTGTTGGGAAAGTACCGATTACCCATGCTTTATCCTCATATTTCGTATTAAAACATGAGAAGTGGAACATTGGGCTGATATCATAAATCCAAATGCGTTTACCATTGATCTCACGATACCAAGGTGATAGGAATAATGGTAACTTATTGGTGAAACCGAAGATACCCCAGTAATCACCATTGTTATCATTTGGTAGTAATCGACGGTTAGTCTTCATCTTAGGTAACTTAGACTTATCTACAACTGTAGTAAGTCCTGATGGATCATAAGCTTGCGGTGTATCCATGAATGCATACGTCCAGTTATAGTTACTGCGATTATCCCAATCAAGTGAACCGAGTAACCAACGTGGTAACCAGATACCAGCAAACTCACCACCTTCCACCTCAAGTATTTCGGTTTCGGTTCGACCAGCAGATTCCATCCAACCCATTACTGTAGTAATGCTATCATTTGATGAACCCCATGGCTTGATGATTTTCTCTAATGCTTTCACTTCACTGAAGCTTAGCATTCTTATACTCCGATCACTACCTGAACCAATCGGTAAATCATCGATTCCATATAACTTACCGAAGTCTGGACCAAACGATTGCATGGTATACAACGGAGACAAACCACTAAAGCGGTCGTATAACTCAAGAACACGGTTGATGAATGTAACATCCATCTCTGCGGTTCCATCACTGTTAAATTTCCATGGAACACCATTATTACCATTATTACCGAACCACGCACTATCCTTTCTATTGAGCCATGATGAAACACCCCAATAGATTGCCATATCTAATGGTAATCGCTCTATCTGTACAGCAGAGTGCTGTGCTGGATGGAACGGTGGGATACGATTAGTCTTCGCAAGTAAGTAACCAAAATACCAGAACAACTTAACTGGGATGTTGACTCGACCCATACCAGGTATTAAGTGTGGAACACTATAGGTTTGATGTGGTAATTCCTCATCCCCGTACGTATTTGGACCATCCTTACGGATACGTTTTACCATATTAAGGATTTCGTCTGGATTATCCCTTGCTGCATCTGCCGTGATCTTATAGACATCTAATGCACGCATCGTATTTAACATCGGATGAAGTGCAGCTGCAACGTACTGAGTCCAACCCCCCAATAATGATCTCGAGGTGTGAGAGTTATAAGGAATGATTGGAATATCATTCGCTCTAGTACGATAACCACCGTACATCATTTTGATTGGTTGGTTACTAAGCCCTAGGAATGCCCAGAACGAACCATAGTCATATCCATTTGCTCCTGCGTTAAGTCGATTATAGTCATCGAATCGAATCGTACACGCATTATCCTCACCCTTCGGTTTAAAGTAACTGAAGTTCAAGAATGAATCCGTATAGACAGTGCTATCCGATGTTAACTTCGTTCCACGATATAAGTCAATCGAGTTAGCTGCAAAACCGACATCGCGTTTTGAATAACGGTAGTTAAACGGACGGTTGATCATACTTGTCTGAGTATAGCCTGTACGGTTACCTGCCCACGTATAATCACGGTAGAAACGATAAACATCATTTTTACTGTAAATGGTAGCAGGTTGATTCACTGTGATTACAGTTGGTCTAGATGAGAAGAAAGATGTTGGTACTAGCAAGTTCCCTTTTGTCGCATCTGACCTTTGTACATCCATTGAGATTGTATACGTAAATGGCGTATAGTCACTATTGCGTAACTGCGCACTTGTACTCACTTTCGCCAGCATGTCGTTATACTTCGCACTGTCTTGCGCCGTCAGCAGTGCACTACTATAGTCAGGTGAACGGTTTAACTGAAGGTTAGAGTCAAGTCGTCTGTTTTGATTTAAAACAGGCATCACTTGTTGCATTGCATGTTTCGTTGCTCTAAACTCAGCACGTTCCGTATTGATCTCAGCATAATCTCCATCAGCGAAGGCATCATATAAATCCACAACACAATTGATGATATCTGATCGACTAATTGTACTAGCGATATCTGTTGCGTTGTTAATGAGATAACCATTCATTCTAGACATGATAATCGTCCACAGGAATGTATGCTCCGTACCTGGCATGTTTGGTGGAACAATGTACTCAGACGTCCATGGCACACCTTGCTCACCTTGGGTCTGGCTGTTCGAGGTGATAAATCTCGATAATAACATGACCAGGTTAAACGTCGCTGGGCCACAAGCTGCATCACGACCTACCGATGCAAATCCATAAACTTCCGTTAAGCATTGCAGTAATCGTACTGCTTTAGATCGCGTATAACCTGCGAGTTTAGAGATATATGAGTGAGCAAGTACGGTAGTGCTCAAACCTGCACGATAACGACCCGGGATAAACATCCATCCGATCTGGGTTGGTGCACCATCTACACCTGAAACGCACACGTTACGGTCAGATCTAAGTGCAATCACCCAAGGTTTCATTCTATAACGACTATCTGCCTCATAATCCGGAATCGCCGTATGATTGATCTCGATCTTACCAAGGTAGTTATCAAATGAAGGAAGGATATTATAAATCTTCGCTTTCTCGATAACAGATTCTTGATAAAAGAGATTGTGATCGTAAGTTGTATATTTCACACTTGGTGTACGACCTAATTGACGGAATTCTGGTTCGACAGTGGTCATCTTTTGCGGTCGATATGGACGCCAGTTATGCGCACCTTCCCATGTCGTAAAGGTAAGAAGATCCAGTGCAAGTTTTACGTATAGTCTTGCAAGATCATCATCTGATTTACCGTGACCTGATGCACTCTCACTAAACTGTTTACCAGTTTCAAATCTCTGATCCAGCATAAACTCATAATCCGTATCAAGTACTTGTCGATACGCACTATCTTTGTTTTTACTGTTCCATTTATCCTTATGGTAATATAAATTGATTACCGCAAGATGATAAGCGACGAGTGGTTGTAAGCCCATGAAGTCAATTTTACCATCACGTGCTGCCATGAAGATCTTAGCCATGTGGCCATTTAAGTTTTGAGTGACTTTATCACGTTTTTCAGCTAAGGAGATGATCGTATCTCTAAATCCAATCAACTGACCATCTTCAAGACGGCTTCGTAACTCGATTTTAAAGTATCTTGGTGTCGGTGCACCATCTGGTGAACAACAACCTGCAAACTTCGTATCATTTTGATCACGCCACCATGTACGCCCTAATAGATCAAGATGGTCAATGGCACAGGCGATTGCCCTGTTTTCTGAATCAGGACCGGATGCGAGAATATCACGATAATGGTTGATATTATATCGCATCTTATTGAAACATCGCGGACCTACGATCATCGAGTAGAGAATATCATAATCCTGAGGAACCCATGGCTTACCAGGTCTTGATTGGTAAACAAATAAGCGATAAGCCACGTATTGGTATAACCATGACCATTCTACACGGCAGTATCTTGGGTAACGTGGATTATGGTGCTCATTCGATGCATATGTGTTATTCTTCGCTGCTAATAAGTCGTTACGGATAATACCAACGAAATCTTCCTCAGTAACGTTATTTAAACCAAAGAGTTTCTTGATCTCAACTAAGAGATACTTATTGATCACCGTATTAGCGGCTTGTTTAAACTTGCCATTTGGTCCAGTATCTTCCCAGAGTTTCTTAAACCCTTTCTCAGTTGGTGGGTAATCCGCATAGAACTGAAGATACTTATTTTCACCTTCACCCGTATAAACATGGTTCTCAAAGAAATCAGATATTGCTTCATCTGAGATACCGATTGGGAAAAGGTGAGCGAAATAAGGATACATCAGATACTTACTTCTGCCGGTGTGATACATGGCAACAGAACAGCGATTGAAGTAGTGCATATGCACGATACGCCAACCATTTGGACCTTTTAATATCTCAAGCATCTTCTCATCATTTGGAAGTGTAGTGTTGATGATACGAGTATTCGGATCACTCATCACCTCATCTTGACTGAAGACACTAAATGGACCATAGAAGTATGGCCATTCTGATTGTTTATCCGCAAAGACATCATCATTTGAGTTACTGTAGTCAAAACGTGCATCCCAGTAACCATGCCAACTATCACGAGTAATACTTTCAATTGAGTGGTCATAAGTGATACCATCCGTCACGTATGATTGATAGTTCATTGATTGAGGATAGAACTCATCGAAGTACTTACTGTTATCAGCCACGAATTTCTGAGTCGCAGTAAAACTACCACTCTCATTCCAATAAGTCCCATCGATACGATGCACGAAACGATGTCTGGTTCGCCATGCCTTAAAGAAGTTTGTATCCGTCCAACTGACATTCGACTCGGTAATAAAGGCCGCATCTGCGACCTTAAAATTAGTCTTATCGATTTTGAATTTCTCCGCTTCTGAATAATTGTCTTTCGTATGGATAAGCCAATCATCAAAAGGTTTAAGTACCATATCGATGTCGTACGGTCTATCTTGCAACCCTTTCGAGTAACCATGTACACCATCGATAATACTTAAGAGTTTCGCTATGGTGGTTGGTTCACCATAGTACTCTATTTTTTTCTTTTCATCTGCCATAATAAGCTCTTATTTTATATTCTTTCAATCAATTCGCGATACAGCTCGACCGGATTGCCAGTTTCATTAATACCAAGTGAAACACTTGTTCCACGTACTCGCGATACATGGTCGTCATCGGTAGCAACAATATTGTGCTGGATCAGTTTGGATGATGCAAAGAAATAGTCCAACCAAATCTCATTTCGCAGGAAGAACACTTCAGGTCCCTGCTCCCACTGAGGTAACCACTTACTATCAGGAATGCCGTGCTTCGCGAAGATCTTAGCAAAAGCAAGTTTTAGATCCTTAGGTGTCCCCTTCATCCTTTTAGCATGCTCAATTAGAATATCCAGCCCAACCGTAATGAGCCATGATTGTGGCGAGTTTTCGATCTTCGGGCTATCATGTACGCCTCTTATGTCTTCAATCGTAGACGGATACCCTTCCGCACCATACGTTGCACCAATACCTAGCATGGATGCACGTTGTCTAGTATAGAGTATAGAACGATAACGTGGATTATTGCGACGATCTCTGTTATAGATATTATCCTGTTTATTTTGGTTAGGTAAACTAAATTGTTCAATCAAGCCCTTTGGACCACGCTGGAATGTGATCGTATCAAGATGATGATCATAAGTCGTAATAGGATGGCCTTTTTTGTTGAAGTTATATTCACTCCGACTATCATATCGACGGTAAGGATCATAGTTATCGAATAACTTATTAAACCACGCATCACTATCCATGTAATCGTAGAGTGGATTTTCGATCATCGTGCTTGATGTACCATCAATTAATTCTACGACATTTCCTTCGTACGGCTTCCATTCGTGTGGTAATAATGGAGATGCTGATGCAACACGCACTAATGGTGCGATATCACAAGTAGAGTTGACATCGAACCGTGACTTCAGTGGTTGCGAGCGATCTTCACGGAACTGACCTCTAAAATAGTCATTCGATAAACAAGGGAAATACCCACCTAGAATAACCTCATTGGATGAACCATGTATCGGTGAGTCTTTGTGAAGGTACTTCAGTCCTCGTTGCTCAGTATAATCAAAGGTAACAATCGTTCCATGTAGATAACCGTAGATGTATTGATAATCTACTTGACCGTTCTCCCATGGGATCATGGTATAGATTGGTTTATCTCTAAATAATCTTGCTGTGGTAGATGGTTCAAAGTTGACCAGTTGATGTAAATTACCACGATACCAATTATCTTTATCTGCATTCCCAGTAAAGCCCCAGCCATTACCTTGCGCAATGTAGGTTAAATTAGGATTGCGTAAATTGAAGTTATACTGACCAACAATGGAATACGCATCTAAATTAGCGGGAAGTCTGAAGTATCCGCTTGGATTGTTGAGGTTCCCGCGATTCCCCGTCTGATAATTAGGGCGATCGATATGCAGGTACTCAGTTCTTTGCGTTGGTTCACTTGGATTACCAAATATAGCATAGATAGTATCTGCTTTTCTGTTATCCGGATTATTCTCTGGTATTCGGTTGATGAATGATAAACCAGTGTGAGCAAACCCATGTAATGGAATATCCTGATAACCATAGGTTGGTCTTAGATTAACTCCATCCGTCATGACAGCAACTCGCATATAAAGCTCATCATACTGCAGTCTTGGGATGATATATTTCATCCAGTATTCTTTATTTGCCGATACGGCTGGCTGATCAGATGGTCGATGTGGATTCGGGGTATAATCAAATGCTCGAAATATCCACTTCATCACATCTTCAACGTTGTTCAGATTTACACTATTAATAAAACTATCACGTTGTTTAAATCCATTGTCGCGATAAACAGTTAGGTCTTTGTAGTAAATCACATCAATAGTATTTAAATTGATGAAATCGTTGATCACTTTTGTGCTAGTGCCACTTTTAGTTTGGAATTGAATTGTCGCACTATATACCACGCCATCCGTTGTCTGCAATGTACAGTTCACATCACTTACACCACCATTGAAGATCTGGTTAGGTCGCTTCATGTAAGTGGTTAGCCAAAGATTGACTTGCCATTCAAGCCACTTTCTTGCACCAATGGCGTTATTCATTAATCCGCGATAGATTACACCCATAAAACCCAGTGCGTCGTTTTGGAATGTCACTTTACCTTTGAGCTGTTTCGCTTCACTACCCACACGACTAATATCACCTGCACTTGTTCTAAGTGGTCCATGCCATAAATGTGGTCCGTTTGAAATCTCAAGGTACTGGTCATTAATTGGTACAAAACCAAAGTAGTTGTTCAGGTCTTTCGAAATGGGACCACTTACCGGTTTACACGGGATACGCAATAGGAATTTTGATTCACTGTTACGTCGTGTATAGTAAGGATAGTTCGCCCGACCACTGAAATCATCATTCAGTTCTAACCCGGCCAGTTCGTCACCCATCGGAATAACCAACTCCGCTAACCAAATCGGCGTATCATCGTAAAGACGGTTAGCTTCATCTAGTTCTTGCCATTCCTGTGCTGTTTTAAGACCAAGTTTAGATGGGGCATAATCACACGCGCTAATATTGGCCAAAATATCATTTGATAACGCAGTACCGATTCTATTTACCCACCATATCCAGCCACCATTAATCGTAGCCGTCGGGTTGTTACCACCTATTGGGGTATATTCATTAATGTTTGCTCTGGTGGCCAAGTGATGTTGGGTGATAATATCGTTGTACATTAGCTCGAGCAACGTGTCGTTAGGAGCCGGAATGTAATCGCCAACTGGTGTAGGACTGGTATTTAACTTGACTAGTTCGCCATCACTTGATTTGATCATCGCCATCTCTGGCTGATATATCGCCACGCAATTGCCGTTATTCACGCGAAACCCATCACTTGGATTGATATCTAGCCAGTAGTAAGTAGGATCGATTGTTCCAGTATTACCATCCAATTGGACAAACCCGATCTTAGTTTGATTATTGTTGATACGATAAAATACAACATCCGGATAAGCCTCGCCATTTTCATCACGTGCAACGAAATACATCGATGGCTTATCTTTATTTGTGGTACATTCCCATGTTGGATATAATTGCTTTTTAACGTTCTTGTATCGAGCACGATTAAACCCGTGGTAGGTAACTTTATTTTTACCTTCACCCGTCGTCTCTTCAACAAAACTCGCTCTTATTTTTGTTTCTGGATCATCAACGAAAGTAAAACCACTCCCAACTTTAAAGTTCTCAGTATCTTTGACTTCTTTACCCGTAGCCGCATCGATAGAATAGAGAAACTTTGGTTTGACTTGAGAAGTTTTATCAAGTGCATCTTCATGTGATTTAATGATTATTCTGGCCAAGTTACCTTGTGGGGTGATTACGGTTCTACCAAAATAGTCGTTTAAGATATCAAGTTTAACATCTTTTATATCTGTTTTAGCGAGTTCACTTAACTTCACTTCTTCTGGCAATACATTGATCGTGTCTTTATAGTTACCACTTCTGTTAAGACGCATCCAACCATTACCGTATTTACCTGCAATGTTTCCAGATGCCTCCATAATAAAAGCTTTTATTTTTCTTGCCATATTTATCTATAGCTCCTATTTAAATTTGTTCTTATTTATAGACAGACGACATAAGTGCGGGGTATCACAAGGATACCCCTACTTGTTATTTTCCATAACACAATGCGTTTTATTTAAATCATGATTGTTGATAAAAACTGTACATTGCATTTGCGTCGTCTATGTTGAGGTACAAACCGTCAACTACTTCGACATATGTTGTCGTAGCATGTTCATATAAAAGACAGCTAACTCCTCAGCGTTGAACGCTTTCTCAAGTAATAAGACTTCATTGACTGTATCATATCTGAAATTTACATTAGAAACAATATTGAGAATATGACGAATACCTGATTGGGTCTCGATGCTAATACCTTTCGTCCAGGTTGCCATATTTGATAGTGCTTCAATATAGTGATACAAACCACGACTTAATGAATCACACTCTAACGAACCAGGATTTGCACCAAAGTAATAGCGATTATCCATCACACCAAATGCAAAATCGAATTCTGGTTTGGTGCCGTCATTCATTGTGATATAGATATACTCATCCTTTCTGCCACTTGTAGGATTAGGAATACCGATATTAACGTACTGGATTTTATCCTCACCCCAACGACCGATTTCTTGTTTGACAATATTTCTATAAAGGAATGGATTATGAAGACCAAGATAACCTTCTAGGATGGGATAGTATACTTCTTCAAGATAGCTGATTATTCCTTGTTTTAAATGATGGGTGTACTGAATCATGAACTCAAATTTATCATTGATCTCGCTAAATTTATCTAACGCACTATCAATCGATGTTTTCGGATGTCGACCAATACGAATACCGCTGATCATGGCTTCTTCTACTTTACCAACGACACCATTGACCATACTGAAATAATCACGTAGCCCTAATACCACTAAATAGACGACCATATCAGCACGCTCAACTAAGTCATCTGGCAAGGTAGAGTCATATCTGCCGTCATATATCTTCTGGATAGCCTTAGACTTATTGCGAGTTACACCAATCTCATAACCTGATGCCTTCTTACTGGTTACCACAAGTGAGGTATTTGAACCAAGCGGAAGCTTACAAATAAAACTTTCAGTAAATGCTCGACTTTTATCGAGTGCATCATATAACGAAAATGCCATATTGATTTTCCTTTTTAAATGTAACATAAACAAGGGAGTACGATAGAGTACTCCCATACATGTTTATTAATTAAGATTGTAATGATTCTTAGATCTGAGGAAGATCACCTAAACCTGTATCATCTGCGATACTATCATCTGAAGTGGATTCATCAGTTGAATTTTCATCTGGATTTTCTTCATCTGTTTTGTCAGTATCTTCTTCAGGTTTATCTTCATCTTTATCTTCAGAAGATTCATCACCGGTATTATCATCCGCAAATGGATCGGTTTCATCTGATGTATCATCATCTCCACCAATATTAAACTCATCATCACTGCCTGATGCTGAGCTATCATCGTCTGAACTGAAACTATCTCCATCGCCTTCTCCCTCACCCTCTGGTGGAGTGAAAGCATCACGGATACGTTTGGCGATATCACCAAAGATATCGGCGGATTCAGCTTGTTGACTAAAGATGCGATCAATAAGGTTGTTATCACCCATCTCTTCATCGTTAAGACGAATAAGATCATTAAACTCAGGGAAGAAACTATTTTTATCCATCCATTGAACCATGAAGAAAGATTTCATGCGTTCACGGAAGGCTTTAATCGCTTCACCTTTACGTTCCTCATCCAGATCTTCAAAGACCATATCCAACCAATCTTGATCAACGTAGAAGTTCAGTGCTGCCTCAACACGTTCTTCATAGGTCTTCATCGCTTGGTTAGAAAGTTCATTACTGTTACTATCTGGTAATGGAATCGAAACACTAAGATCATTTAAGAATGCTTTAATTGCAGGAACCGTTGATTTCTCTGCTTTACATTCTTCAAGGACTTCATCAGATAACTCAGAATAACTCTCACGAATAGCATCAGAAAGCGCCTGAATCAACTCACCATCGTGTAAAGTATATTTCCCGACAAATGAGGTTAACATGCGATTAAACGTGCGAGCGATGATGATATTACGTTTAGCAAACAACGCATTCTTCGTAATGAACTCTACTGCAAACTCAGTATCACGTGCACTGTCTAACAATGTTGGTGGGATGAAACCACTGATGTAATCATTTTTCATCTGCTCCATGTAATCGGTATCGATCAATGGGACATCACCAGAGCGGTATTCCATACTCACGTTGGTTTTATCAACTGCTTCACCACCTGTTACATTTACCTCATAGCCAAACATGGACATGGAGGATTCAATATTGCGTGGATCAAAGCTGCTGAATAAACGAGAGAAGCTGTTCGCTTCCATCGTACGGTTAACGATCTTAGCAACGACTTCTTCATGATCAAGGTCATCTTCATCGAGTTCGATGTTAAGCACCTTAGTACCAACAGCATTACGAATCAATGCACGAGTATTGGCATAGTTCATCGCAATACGATGCGCTGCAGTAGTTTTCGATTTACTGATTAATGACTGACCGATACCCAATCCATTATAATAGAATGCAATATATTCCAATAATGACTCAGGGATATACACTAACTGGGTTTTACTACCACTTAATGCACGAGCTAACATGATCTGATAAATCTCAAGTGGTCTTGGGATTGAAACATTCTTACCATATACCCCATCATTTAAACGTGCGATCAAATCACGTTCAATTAATGAAGCATAGAAAGCTGTCATTTGTTTCGCGGTCACCTTACCCCATTTACATTCACCTTGACCTGCAAGGGAATTTAACTCAGATAATGTTTGAGTGACGACGCCATAATGACCACCAAGGTTATTGCCATCTGTACCGGCTTGTGTACTGACTGCAGAAGCAAATTGGTTGATCTGTTCTAAACGATCCATCTCATCGGTATAAGTAACAGGGTTACCACTCTCATCTAATAAGACAATATAACCAATGTGATCTTCTGGGTTACCTGGTGTAAATACAGGGATCACGGATTCATGTGGAAGATCTAATACTAATGGATGGCCAATTGATTTACGAGAACTCCCGTCACGGTCATTTACAATGGTAACGCCATCATAAGTCCCCTTAGGTCTCACATCACGGTATAACTTCTCAACAGGAAGAACTTTCTCTTCTTCCTGAGATTTACCATCTACCCACATCACACTTTCCGCACTGTAAGTCTGGAATTGAGATTGAAGCTGTAAATCAGAAAGCTTACGCATCAATCGAGTTGATTTTAAGATATCCAAGTTATCGACGACGGATAATAAACCTGGGATGATCTCATGGTTCGTCGCTTTCATATCACGACGATAATTATCTTTAAAGAAATGCTCAAGTGCAATGTGTTGGTTTAATTTACCCCCATCTACACCAGCTTGTTCTTTTAAACCACGACCAAAGATCCCACGACCAATAAACTTCCCATCTTTATCAATCGTATCGGAGATCTTCTCACGAACACTTTCTAAAGAGGTGACGCTGTTTTGGTGTAGGATATCATCGATACTACTTTCAGGTAATATCGCAAGAATATGGCTACCGCGATCAAATAACGCATTTGTCAGCATGGTATAAAGCTTATCTTGTAAGCAATAATGGTCTGTGAAATGTGTTTCTATGATAGCTAATAAATCTGTCCCTAATTTATGCGGGAATTCCCCGTCTAAAGTAAAGGTCAAATTTTCGTTGATCATGTCCTGAGGCGATAAAATAGAAGAGACTAAAATATCTCTGATCGTTTCTAACTCAGGGAGGTTTTTCTTAATATTAACAATGTCAATTAAATCATGACTGATTTTATTTGAGATACCTTCAACGGCATCACGTGGTAAGGTCGCATTACGCTCAGCACTGGATTCTGCTGTCTCAACTAGCTTGGTTGTGACTGCTCTGATCTCAGCTGGCTGATTGATAAGGTACTTGTAGATACGATCCTCTTCAGTAGTGAGCTGTCGCTTTGACTGAGAGAGGTTTCTACCTTTTACATTATCGTAATAGTAACTGGTATTGGCCATAATGATTTTACCTATATTAAAGTAATATGAAACATATAGAATTGTTACGCGGGTAGTTAATCTGACTACCCGCTTATTTTTAATGATAAAAAGGATGACTCATGACTTTGAATGAAGACCTTGGCTTTGATGCCAGTCAGTTTTATCATGCGTCTTGTATGAAACTTGCTAAGTCCATGGTGCTTAAGTCAACTGCAACAGCTATCGCAATGAACAATGAAGTCAATGCGAAATTTGCGGCTTATAATACGAGCTACCTTGTGGATACGTTGCATCCTGAAACATGGCGATATTACTGCCATCTACAGGGAAAGTATCATTATACTGACGAATTGATGCAAGTAAGAAGTTTGGATACGTTACAGACGATTGACTTCACCCCTGAAAACTTGAAATTACACCGTGCCACATGGATACATTACAAGGATAAAGGTGAGTATTATTATGAGTTAATTGCGAAGTATCCAGACCAACATCTTTTAGTAGATGGCATCTGTAATCCGATCGATTTTGAAACCGCTTATAATGCAGAGGAATATTCTATCCTTGATTATGACCGTAGTCTTGTGGAAGAACAAGAAGTCGATCTTATCCCGAAACTTAACCGCCAGATTATTGAAACTTGTAATCGTTTTCATAGTCGTGGCTATGGGGCATTTGACCCAACGTTTAATGCACTAAAACTGGGTATCCTAGCAGTCCACTTACCAGGTATGATTATTGCTTTACGTGAGCAATACATTAAAACTGAACAAGTTCACTCTTTCCACATCTGGAACTATTTAGGTAGTTACTTCGGTTTAGATAAATATCGTCGTTTCTTAACCCATGAACAAGCGATGTGGTTATATAAACATCTTCCTTATATTGATAGACATGCCGGTAAAGAAGATACCTTCTTAGATATCATCAAGTGGATGTTAACCAGTCGCAGCATTCCGATCTATGGTTATCATATCGGTCGTGATACCAACCATATCCTAGATCATGTCGATACACCAGATGTTTATCGTGAACAGCTTAACTTAAAACACATCGACTATAAATCCGATGAAGACCACTTAAGTTTAGCGAAGTTAATTGATAAAGAAGTAAAAGAAGCGAATCGTAACGATACCTTCCGCAATCCAGATTTAAAACTTTCTGAAAACCGATACGACAGAACCAAACACTCTAACCAGAAATCAAAAGTGTTAGAATCTGAAGTGTTCGACTATGCGAACCAACAAGTCAAACCGATGAGTGTGATGTTAACCAATTACTGGGCACATCTTGCTTTCACTAATCGATATAGTCTCGTTGGTAGTATCACGAACCCACAAACTGGTGAACCGATCAGTATGGATGCCAGAGATAGTTTCATTACTTGGTTGTATTGTGCAATGAAGATTGCGGATGATCGTGATCTTGATGATGAGAACAGAGGTAAGTGGCCTAATCAGCATAAAGTCGAAAATATGCTGATCCCAACCTTTACACCAAAAGACATCACTTGGGATAAAGTCGATTGGCAAGATCTTAAATCCAACTTCTTAGATCGTAAAGCCGATATCAATCTTGCGTTCAATGACCTCCAAGAAAACTATCCTCGTAAAGGACAGTACTACAGTGCAGAAGGTTTCCACACTTACGTCAAAGAAGTCAATGATTACTTCAAACGTATTCGTCATTGGTTAGGGGTTTACCACGATCTTTTCCATGCGGGTGAAATTCAACAGTTAGGTGATCGTTTATTCTATCAAGAGAAAACGAGACTGGTCAGTACTGAGATGACATTTGGTCAGTACTTCAAGATGCGTCACTGGGAAATCGATGAACTAAGTCGTGAGAATATCGTGACGATGGCTAATCAAATCTACTCTACCTTTACAGGTCAAGCAATCGACGATGAAGCCTCGTTATCTGAGATCCAGCAAGCCATGATTGGTATCATGCGACAACTCAGTAGTTACTCAGTTCAGTTTACCCATAAAGCGAATGCAACGAATGGTCGTATTCTAGATATGCCTTGGTTACGCTTTGGTAAGATCATGACCATGAGTAAATCGATCCACCACCACTATCGTAATTGGTTGATTAAATTTAATCAGTTTAGTGGTAAAGGTAAAGATAGTGTTTACACGGGTGTACTATATGGACCAGAGAGTTTCAAAGTCCATGATAAAGGATTTGATGTATTAACGATTCCGCCGCCAATCCGATTTGGTGTTGATGGCTATAACCGTGTTTACCATCGTGGTACACTTGGTATCTTAACCATTCGTAAGATCCGTAAACCAGCTGTGCACACTGAACCTTATTTCTATTATACCCATAATGGTACGCTATTTAGATGGTATAGAGAAGAGGACATGGCGGGGGTAGAAGCAGAACTTGCTCAAGGTAAAACAGGTGAAAGACCTGACCCTCGTGTCGCTTATCGACTCGTGGATCGAAATACCTATCCTGCTTTTAATGGATTGGATGATGGTGAGTATAGTGATTACTATCGCTTAGATACACCAAATAATTGCACCCGTGTTATCGGTCCTGGTGAAACAGTTACTGACTAACTATAACAAGAATAAAAATAAAGAAGGATAACTATGATTATCAATAATGTCAAGTACCATCGTGATCTGGAACTTTCTCAGAAACTTCCGGTGAGTACTTATGCCAATAACGATATCCGTTCTCTCTTTAAGACTTATTATGAACATCTTAAGAAAGAAGAAGGATTCGTACTTTCTCATATCGAGGCAGTTGATCCTGAATTTGGGAAGCGTCTTGGTGCGAGTCAAGTATTAGGTCTTGTTCAGACCGATAACCACGAAGCCAACACCATCGTGAAATATAAACTGCCTGAGGATCTTGGTCATGTCCGTGGTGAATCAGAAATCCATCACCATCGTGTCAGTCTTAAAGAGTACTTTAATATCGATGAAGTGATCTTATCTCATCGTCGTAATAAAGAACTCGTGATCAACTATGATCGTTGGGTAAAAGCCGTAAAAGCGGGTCATGGTAGTTTAACTACGTTAATTCACCGTGTACTTGGGTATAAATTTGGTCGTACCTTTACCCATGACGGGATGATGGTCTTTAGTGGTGAATCAAATGGTAAAGTGTTAAACGGTACCAAACCACTTGCACTCATCGTCCCAACCCTTGATCAAATTGAACTTGGTTGGAAATACTACGAGAACGTAGACAGTTTAGAAAAAGATGGTACACTAGACTATCAAATCCTAAACATCCATTTACGTTTAGTGGCATCTAACCACATGTTCATTGAAGATGGTGAAGTACTGATTCGTATTCAATTGCGTTATCCACTTCAAGCGTATAAACGCTTACGTGATGGTAAAATTTATACAGAGGAGCAAGCTTAATCATGGGTATTGATATTGAATTAATTAACCAGAAGTTTGGATTGATTCCTCTTACTGAGTTAGAAAAGAATCCTGAGTTCTACACTGCGGTTTGTTTAACGGGTGAGAACATGTCAAGATTCTTATCTCGTCGTTATAGTCTGGCTAAACCAACAATAAAAATTGATGGCAGTAAACCTGAATTGGTTGAAGTGAAAATGGTCAATGGGTTTAGTCAAGAGAAAACCCTATTAACGATTGAGCGTAATGTTTGGACACAAGAGAAAGCAACCACTTCATCTTTTACGATCTGCATTAAAGATGAGAAAGAACCTATCTCAACCATTGAAGATGATATCATGCAACTCCTTGATATCCGCGAATGGAAGTTCCCTGATGAGATCCGCAATCGTCAATTTAGTGATTTCGTTACAGAGAAAAGTCCTTACTGTTTTGATATCCAAATTAAAGTGGATACCTTAACGACTTATGCAGACTTCCCAGTGCATGTATTATTGGATTGGGTCAGTATCTCAGATGCATTTAAAGAGCTTGCTCGTCTTCATAAGAAAGCCAATGGTGAAAATAAGACGATTGACGAACTTTATACTATGATTCCGAAGGAAGAAAATGCTTTACCTTATGCATTACGTTATAAGGCTGAAATGGAAAATCTTCCTTACGTGTCGCAAGTTAATCATATTTGATTTGAGAGAGAAGTGAGATGGCAACATTAAACAACATCCTAGGTGATGAAGGTACACTTGACCGTGTGAAGCATACGGCTATCGGTCAGTATATCCAATCCCGTTTATTCCTTGGCTTGCCTGTCGAAGTCACGAAGTATACCACGTTAAATGAGAAATTCAACATTAACGTGAAAACCCGTACTGAAACAGGCGATGTATTCAAAGCCATTTATTTCTGTATCGGTAATGGTGGTGTCACTATTAACCGTACAGCAGGTCAGCCTGTGATCCCTGATTTTATTGATCACGATCCAACTGACTGTGCATTATATCACCATATGCCATTTGTATTACGTCCTGTGAATAACGACTTAACCGATGAGCAACGTCAACGTTATCGTCTACGTCGTAAGGAAACCTACAATGGTCAAGATTATTATGCGTACTATGCCCGCCTAATGGAATACGAAAATACGACTCGTATCCTAACTGAACGTGTTCAAAAGGGTGCAACTGAAGTAATGCCATATGCATACACTGAAAGTAACTTAAGTCCTCGTGAGCCTGAATTAACCGTTGGTCGTAAAGTCACCGCATCCAATGTGAAGATTAAAGTTTCAACTGGTGCGAAAATTGTCTTTACGGAAGATGATGTACGTGAATATGCAAATGCCGTAAAAATCATTACAGGTAACAGTCGTTACTCTGTGATTACTGAAATTGCTATTGTGGCAGGTGTGGATGATGCGACTTACGTATCACCTGATGATGGTAAACGTATCAGTGAGCTTAAGCTTGCAACAGTGATCTGTTTTGCAGATACTTACCAATTATTGACCCGTAACAATAACGGTTTCGAGGAAGTCATCGAGTTAGGTGAGAAAACACCTTTACCAACGACTTCTGCGATCTTACCTACAGTCGGTGTTGATCCTGATGCAGGTCGTGGTGTTGGGGGTTAATCATGTTACCCTTCAATACACCAGGTAGACGAGACTCGATCTATTTGAGTGTAGACGGCGGTACTTATACAGTAGGACTTTGCTTATTTAAGATTAATGATTTAACTAATGAGATGGAAATACTAGACACCCATCTGATTAACATTCGTAAACCTGATCATAATTATGATTATCTTGAAGAACGTCATGGTTTTGAAACGGTTCGGATGTTACGATTGGAAGATGAGTTAGATCGATACCTGACTGAGAAAATCAGTGAGTACCAGTGTATCGATTTGCTGATCTATGAAAGTCATTTCTTTAACGTAAGACGTCCTACTGCTGCCATCCCGCTAGTTCGCTTTATGCAAGTCACTGAACGGGCTTGCGTGAATCACGGAATCATGATGGTTACTGTTTCACCTCAACAGATGAAACGCACTATCGGGATTTCAAGAGAACTGGCTAAAGCAGATAAGTTTGCTGTGAAAACGAAAATCCAAGCATTAATTGACAGACGCATGATCCATTTTACTGGAAGTCTGGATGAGATCTCTGAACACGAGATCGATGCGATGGGTATCGGCTATACGCAAATGATCATCGATAAGTTACTGGTGGATAATCCATCTTAATAAATGAGTGGGGGTGAGGTGATATTATCACCCCTTACTTATGTTTGATTTTATTTTATTTCCTTTCATATGAGGTTTATTATGTTTATTGTGGTAGAAGGCATGGACTATTCAGGTAAGAGTAGTTTAGTCAAAGAGTTGAAGAAGAAATACGAAGCACAAGGGAAAGAAGTCGTCACTTATGGCAACCCAGGTGGTACCCCATTTGGTCAAGAGTTACGTCAGATTTTTAAATCCGATGTCCCACGTAGCCGTATGGAAGATTTCTTGTTACTGTGCGCTAACCGTGTTAGTCTTTCTCATCAAATCAAACAGGATTTAGCTGAAGGGAAAATCGTGATCTGTGATCGCTGGGATATCAGTGCCCATGTTTATCAGGCAGCCCCTGATGTCGGTCAACTTAAAGATGTCTTCTATTATCGTAATATGCCTTTATATGAAGCGATCCATGATTTACCAAAACCCGATGTGACTGTTCTACTTGATGTAGATTGGGAAATCATTAAAGCACGTAGTGAAAATGTACGTGAAGAAACCATTGGTGAGACAGATCGCTATGAAACTAACCTTAAAGCATTACATGAAGACTATCGTAATGTGATGGCAGTATTTGTGGCTTGTTCTAATCAGTATAAGAAGATTCTTGAACACTGGAATAAACGCAGCGATGAAGCCATCCTTTATTGGGGCTTACCGCATCCAGCAATGGCCGTAAAACCTTCTGAACGTTATCTTCGTTTACCGGTAACAGGTTGTACACCAAACAGCGATGTTTCTCCGATGCTCGCTGATAAAGTGATCAGTATGCTTGAAGGTCATGAGGAAGTCTATCCATTAGGTAAGATCGAAAATGAACTCAACGCGATGGATAAGAATGGATTAGACCATATGGCTAATGCTTGCCGTAATGAATTAGGTAAGTGGTTGGAAGCCCGTGGTCGGACTGGAGTATAGTGGGGTATACTCCATTTAAATTTAATTTTTAATTTTAAGAGTGAATGAAGGATAAATATGCGTTTAAGAAAACCAACCGTATTTAGTCACCTTAAAGATGCACTCGACATGCCGATTAAAAGAGTCCCTTTTGGTCGGCTCATTATCATGTATGCACCAGAAGACAGTGAAGTGGATAATGGCATGCGTGCAGATGAAGTCTTGAAGTGTTTTCAAGAAGAAGGCTATACGAAATATTTAAAACTTCCATTGGAAGAGTTAGTACTTTTTGATGAGCAAAAGAAAACCCGTAAGCTTGCAAGATTTGCTTTCTATACCGGTTTGCTTGGTAGCTTTGTTGCATTGATTGCGATCAGTGCAATTGGTTACATTACTCAAGAATACCCACATTGGGCATTACTTGCTCCACCATTGATTATCCCAGGATTTATCATGTGGAAACAAGTCGGTTTATTTAATGCTGAGAATGCACGTGGTATCGCTCAGATCTTAGGTAACGTCCTTCCATGGAACCGTGGCGGAAATCAAGGTGGTGGTTATAACCAATACGATAGTGGTTATGATGACAGCTATGATGACAGACCACGCCGTCGCCGTAATCGTCGAGATGAAGAAGATGATGAGATGGATACTGATACTCAAGTAGAAGAAGAGCGTCCAGCAAAAGCCACTGACGAAGAAACCTCTACACCAAGTAACGGAAATCCATATGCAGACGGGAGATAGTAACTGACATGTTTAGATTATTTTTTCTAATACTTGGCATGTGGGTTATGAGTTGCGCGGTTGTTAGTACTGAGGTGGCACTCATCGCCCACCTCTTCTAATTTACCACCAGTGAAGTAAATGTCTACTGACGTATTAATATATGTTAATAAATGATAGATACCCAATAAATAGAAAATAGTTGAAATGAAATTTATACGAGCAATTTCATTTCTGTTCTATGTTAGGACAAGTATATTGAAATGACTGGATGTGTCCAGCCTGACAATGACGACTACGTCAGCCGTGACCTCCGTTACGAAATGGAAAACACCTAACGTCTATTTACTCTCTCATTTGTTAACCATTTCTTATGCGTTCACGAAAAAGAAAAACTAATATAAGAAATGATTACGTCAGTTCGCTCATTGGAACGGGGAGTGATACTGATGAGCCATTTAAGGTGGGCTGAATAGCCACAGTAGGCCCACCTCTTTTTAATGGTAAAAGTGTAAAAAAAAAAAGAAGATGAGAAGAATGAGGGTAGCATCTGCTACCCTCTATTTTTGTCCGACTATTTCATTTACTTCAGATTTCCTTCCAGGATGATAAAATCACCTTGCTTGTTTTCGGGACGGAACAAGAGTAACTTTATCGGGTTTGCAGATGGGCAGAAATCCTCAATATCTGATCTAATCTGACAATTGATTGATATCAAGTCTCATATATCAATTATAACGCATCTAAATGCTTCATATTCGATATATTTAAGTTAATGAATACAATTTATCATCTATGATAATAAAATGCGTGTATGAGCTTAATATAAGCGTATTTAGGAAAACACCTGATAAACTTCTACATTCATCCAGACCGTCCCAGGAGATACGTACAGTAAAACTGTAGCACTACCCACGTCTTAAACTTTTCAATGCAAATCTCACGAACTACCTCTCCACAATACGAGTGAGGAATGCGTAGCCGGCATGCGGTCGTAATGCCGCAATCTTTTCCTATCTTACATCTATAACTCAAGTTTCATTTCCTTTAACCTGATATCTCCCATGAAGATGATATATCCTCATGAGATAGGATACACGATGATTTTTGCTATGGTAGGATCATCACGTATACTATCCGATGCAGACACAATCAAGGGAGTACCCGAAAGTACTCCCTTTGGCTTATCTGCGTGATGCTTATTCTTCTTGGAACATGTACTCCGTTGTGTTGATCTTATAGACCGCAAAACGAGAACCATCTTTCAGTTGAAGATAGGCCATGTTATTTCCATCAGCCACTTTCGTAATCGTATTAAAGAATGGTGTATTGTGTTTACTGATGTCTACACAGTTAACATCTAATACGAAACCTAATTCCTCTCGAGTAAACGGCAGGAAGTAGATATTACCTAATACATTCTCTAAGATCGTAGTCTGCACCACTTCTTCGAGTTTGATGTCTTCGAATTCAGGATAGAAAGATCTTAAACGTTCAGCACTGATAGAGACCATACGACCAAGTTGTGCTACGACGTATTGTTCAAAGCAATCGACTTGGGCATGGGTAAACTTCTCATCTTTCAGATTCATATCAATGTATTCAATGAAGTCATCAATTTGAGTCACGAAGTTATCCATCACCACACCAGGACGTTTTAAGATATACGTGATACCTGTATTGATTGCACGGACTGCACGAGCATTAAGTTTATCTAGTAAATCTTTATCAAGACCTGCTGATTTAAGACTCAATGCAATCTTATCTAACGTACTACTACGTTTACTTAATCCCACCAATAAGTTAGATTGAAGTTGGTAGTTAGCTGGCGAACCACAGTGGTATAATGGATTGATCAAACTAAATGGTAAGAGGTAACCTTTAGATGGATCATCCATGGTAGACAACTGATAGTTATAGAGTACTTTCGCACTACTGATCGCTTCATCAAGACTACGTACATCACGTTTACTACTAATCGTGGTGATACTTAATGTTTTATCATTAGTGACACCTTTCTCGATTTGTGCAGCACGTTCTTTCGCATATTGCTCACGACGTTCAAATTCATAAACATCGGTAGACTCTTGGATGATACGACGTTTGACATCTTCAGAAAGTTTCATGAAAGGTGTACCTTCTGGCACTTCCTTATTATCTACCATACGTTGTAAGATTGCATCTACACGAGAGTTTTCCACAAGTGATGGTGGTAACTCGATGCCATCTACGATATAAACGACTTCACGGTTTTGTGGGTTATTAAACTCACGGTCTTTGTGTTTATCGATCATATTTTCGATAACACGTTCATGTGCATCTGGATGCATGTCTTCTACTCCAACAGCTTTAATGACGTAACCATCACCATCTTCTTCAATGACTTGACGTTGGGTGAATGGTTCTGCATATTCCACATCTTTAACTGGCCAAGTCCAGCGTCTTGGTGTACGGTTGCTGATACCATGAGCATAAGCTTCACGTACTTGTTTAAGTTCACTAGGACTTTTAAGCGCCGCTAATGTTCTTGGTTCTTCTACTTCAATCGGTTTAATACGTGAACGACCACGTAAGAAACGTTGTTCAGATTCTACTTGACGTTGTTCTTGTTCAACGATACGTGCTTCATTACGAGCCGCTAAACGTTGAGCACGAGAAGTCGTTGCAGCTTCTGAAGATGCACGAGTATTATATACCGGCGCATTATCATCACGGAACATACTACCACTACGACGTTGGGCATCACGGTTATTGACTGCACGACTACCCACACCACGGTTAAGTGATTCACGACGATCGTACGAAGGACCTGAACGGAAGAACGCATCCATATCACGTAATAATACACGATAGTCTTGGATGAGTTTATCCATGTCATCTAATTGACGATCACTGTAGCTTGATTGAAGGTTACGATCTTTTAAGATTAAACTTGCACGAGTCACATCTAACACGTAGTTGATCGCTTCATCGAAACACCAACCGGTATCTTGACGACGGTACATTTCTTCAACGTAATACGTATAAGTATCACCTACACTGGTAAGCAACTTATCGATGAAACGACGGTCTTCTTGTAAAAGATAACCGATCTCATCGAACCCTGCGTCTCTGTCACGATTTTTATCCACGATACTGTAAATCGCGTTTTCTGCATCACGCATAAATGCTTGATCTAAATTACTAGCCATAATTTGTTTACTCCTATAGTAAATTTCTTTTTCCGATTTTTGATATTAAGATGAGACGACTTAATCACGAGTGATCATCTTACTGATATAAGCGATACGAGATTTCAGTTCTTTATTCTGTAACGTAATCCCTGTTCTGTTTAAGATCTGATAAGGATTTAATAAAGAACGACCAGAGATCTCTGAACGCTTGATTGCCAGATAACTACCAATCTCTAAAATAGACGCATGTAAACGACTATCTGGATCTTGTGGATTCACCTTATCTGGACTGCTGTTCTCTGTGATATTATTCTGCATCAAGAACTTATTCGTATAACCGAACATCTTGTTATCTGATGGAGAAGTTTCCGTACGGACGTATGGTTTCTTACCCATCTTCAAGATTTTCTCTTCTTGCAGATTCTCACGGATATCTTTACGCACAGTTTTATCTTTGAGTTCTTGTCCTGAGAGTGAACGACTTTGAATCGTGTTGATCCCATTAATTAACTCATCGAGTACGTTACGTAAAATCAATAGACGTTTATTGTATAAACTTCCATTGTCGTTTTCTGTAATGATATTAGCAAAGTTTGCCATTACATATGCGAGCATATCAAACATGTCTTCGATGTTATTCAACTCAGCACCTTTTAAATCTTGTACTTGATGATAATCGAGCATGTTTCTTACATGTGCCATGTGACGAGTCACTTGAGTCACGTAAGTGGAGATATGTTCATTTGTCCAGAAGATCGCATGACCCATCATTTCAGCCCAGAAGTTAAAGTCTTCAAATTCTGAAACATCACGGTCACTATCAGGTTGTGGCATTTGTACGATATAACTATCAGCTAGGTAGAAGAACCCCACTAATAATGCATTAAGCATATTGGTCTCTTCTTGACTACGATTATCCTTACGTTTAAAGACAATCGAAATCTCGTGTGGAATATACACCCCACGTTTGAAAGAGATTGGTTTCTTACCTGTAGTCTGACAGATCACCCATTTACTTTCATCATAGTACTCTTTTGGAATATTTCCACAAAAGACTTTAATGTCCGTATTCGCATATTTCTTGAATGCGCCAGTTAAGCCGAATTCAGTAAAGAGATATAATGCTAGGATGTGCTTGATTTGCACACTGTCATTTTTCTTCTCTTCATAATGCGTCATCTTACGTCTATCACCACGCCATATCTGACTCCACACAATCCCATGACTAGACGGCTGTCCATTCATTAAGAACGTATAGAGATTGATACGCTTGAAGGTGAGCTTTGCAGCTAATAGCTTCAAGAAGATTAATGGGCTACCACCTTGTACTGTCACACTGAAAACAGGGGCAGTCAAGACGGGTATAATCGTGTGCAATACGCCACGAATCCACAGTTGATTATTACCCACGAGGTAAGGAAGATAAACACGATGTTCAATCTTCTCGCCATTAAACTCAAAGTCAAAGCTGACTAAATAAACACTACTCTCAGCAATCTCCACTGTACGGTTATTGCTCTTTTCACATTTCTCTAAGACATGCTTCGCTTCAGTTTGTGGGTCTACTCGTCTCATCCCAAGAAATTTCAACTCAGGAGGAAATAAGGATGCGGCATCTCGAAACACTTTCCGGATATAGTTTTCAAGATCCTTAAACTGATCGGAGGCTACCCCATCTGCAATCGTAGGATTGAATTTAGGGATAGATTCTTTTACAAGATCTCTGGCCAGTTTCTTTGGTTTAAAATTACGCGCCATGGTTCGCATAATGAATACCTCTTTTTAAATGTTGTTACAGCTGTTGTATCCTAAGTTCAATAAGGCTAGTATAAGTTCATCAATTAAAAATTGAGTCCCGAATTGAACTCAATACTATCTCTTATCTCTTTAAGATAATATAGGAATATAATTCCTATTTAAAAGAAGATCCCAATTATGGTAATGATGGATGCAACAATGGTTGGCACCCATTTGAGAAATTCATTGACACTCGCATAGCTGAGCTTTTTCATTTCTCGATCAAACTTACGTTCGTCATGCTCCTCTTCTAATTTCTTTTTCTGGTCACCAAGCATCTCAGCCTGATCTGCAGTGTGATATAGCTTAGGTGCGCCTGGTTTATTGTGCGTTAGTGCATCATTATGGTTAATGCAGATACATTCAGGTTTATCCGTATTCCAACCACGATTACTAGAATCCATCAACCCATCAGTATAGACGTAGATACCCGATTTCAATGATGCATGTTTACGCGGAGGGATCTCAATGATTAATCCACTTAAATTACAGTAATACGTTGGACCCATCGTATCATTCTCATTATCAACATTGAGAATCTTGATCCCTGAGATGCACGTTGCACCTTCCTCTATCGCACTATTCTGCTCGTAATGCTCAACGATCAATCTACCTTCACGACTGAACGGATGATAAATATCTTCCTCTCTAGTTGCAGTAGAAGTGAAAGCCAGATCAAGATCATCCACGTATAACAATGGTTTATCTGTATTGCCACCAATGATATCCTCAATTGGAATAAAATACTCAACACGGAATGCTTCAACGTAGCGACTTGTTGAATATTTACGTTTATCTGGATCGAAATTCAAATATTCACCACTGAATACCGTAGGCCCCAATTTAATCTCACGGTCATTATTAAGAATCAAATTCATTGTTTCTGTGATATCGACGTTTGATTTATTTAGCTTTGGTCTGAGTTTATTCTCATTTGGGTGATAAGTCATGCCATCATGATAAGTTATCGTTTTTATACTGCAACCATCCGCAACAAAATTGGGTTGTTTCTGATGACCATACACCGCAGCTAATAAAGCAGCAGATACATTCTTCCAGCTCCCATCTTTGTTCTTTCCAAGTAATGATGTTCTCCCTGTATGATTAAAACGATAGATATCGTCTTCCCCTTCTTTGTAATTTAGTCCAGTTAAACTTACGTACTTATAAGTGCGAATATAAATCCCTTCTTTAATAGCAGGTACAGTATCACCGCGTCTTGGCGTACGATTGGGTTTGCGACGTCCATGCATGTCAAACTTCCAGTCTAGACGATAACACCGTTGCCCACTTATATATTCAGGTGGGGTATTATCTAGCTTCACGACATCCCCTTTACGAGTGGTCATGATAACTGGTTGGTTACTTAAGTTCATGATTTCCATTTCATCGTGATATAAATCAATACGGCGATACGGCAATGAACCTGGACTATTCGTTTCTGGATTACCTCTGTTATAGTCATCTGAAACGGTTGGATAGAGTGCTAATTCTACCGTCCCGGTATTTTTGGTATTTGGTTGAAAGCCATATTCCATTTCACGCGATGCTATCTTCTCAAACCCCTCGACTAATCTTTCGACATCAAGATATCTTGGATTAAATTCCGTTTTGGCTTGAGTAGGATTGAGTAACTTCGCCTCATGTAATATGCGATAAGGTTTGCTCATTTCTAAACTCCTGTATATTGAAAATTGTTTTGGTTAATTAATAGGTCATTAGACCTCATTGTGTACCTTCTCATTTAGATAATATACACTTATAAGTTTAGATAGATTTCCGAAAATAGCGGACATAAGCAAGGGACACCCCATCCAGGTGTCCCAGCTTAATTATTAACTTAACATTTAAAAAGGAAACTCATTAATGAAAAAATCTATTCGCAAAATTTCATCATTGGTGTACAAAAAGGCTATTAAACTGTCTTTATATACATAATATAATTTATTATCCATTTTATCTGGACATAAGCAGAGGGTAGCAAATGCTACCCTCGCTATATGCGGTTACTAAACAGTAACTCTCACTTAAGGTGATACACCAGGGGATGGAACTCCACCCGCGCCAGGCGCACCGCCTACACCAGTGCCAGGTGCTGCAGCCGCAGCTCCAGGACCCGTAGCCGCAGCTACAGGAGTACCTGTTACCGCTGGTGCGGCTCCAGGTGTACCCGTTCCAGAAGTTACTGGAGCAGGTGATGCAGGAGTCGCAGCGGCAGCTGCTGCACCGCTAGTACCGCTTGTTACTTTACATCTTGAGATAATACGCGGTATTTGTTGTAAGTGGTCATGAATTCTTGAACACCTTTAACATCTACTTCGATTAATAGAGGTAAATTTGGTACGTGTTGGTAACGTGGAGAAACCATTACAGTTTCTTTATATGCACCATTTTGGTTATGTGGTGATAATGTAGTTACTAACTCTGGGTACATGAAGCAGTGACCGAAACGTAATTCATTGAATTCGTCTGATTCTGGTACAGCAACAGTCATGAAGATCTTGTTGTCAAGTTCTTCGTTAGTTGTAGTTACAACAGTGTGGCCGAAGTTTTCGCCTAATAAGCGTAAATCACCACGAGCTGATAACAATAATGGTAGATAGTTATCAGTTACGATAACGAAGTGAGGTTTCACTTGTTTACCATCATTTAACATTGTAGATGCAACGTTGTATTGAGATTTAACGATTGCACGTGCAGCTGCTTCTTGAAGGATTGCTAATAAACCTTCACGAGCATTTTCAATGTTGTAACGAGTTTCAGTAGATTTAACTAATTCAGCTAAATTCACTTCTAATTTTTCGTAGTGTGGTTTGATCAAGTATTTACCGAAACCGATCATACCTGAAGTACGAATACCATCGTTGATTTCTGAAGCAACGTATGCTGCTAAAGTATCACGATATTGGAAGAATTCGTACCAACCATCAGCAGATTGACGAGTACGAGTTACTTGTACTAATTTGTCAACTGTTGGGTAAGTTGCTTCTGAACCAACTGGACGTTGTAAACGAACTGGTGAACGAACACCGATAGCGATTTTCGCTGTAAATACATCAGTATCAACAGTGAAACCTTGGCTACGTAAGTTGCGGTTTGTACGGTTGCCATATGGGTAGAAGAATTCACACGCTAAGTGTAATTTTTTCACTTCAGCTGCTACAGTTGGATCGTTGATGTCTACTTTGTCAACGATATCTGGTTGACCTTTAGTACCTTTAGTTACTTTATAAACGTCAACAACTTTAACTTGTGCGTGTTGAATTTGCATGTAAGAAGTTTCTACGTTAGCAGAACCTACTACAGTTAATTCTAAACGAGCACGGTAGCCTGCGTCTACGAATGCTTTAACTTCAGCTGGTACTTTACCGTTTACAGACATGGTACGACCATCGATTAATAAATCAGTAGTACGGAAGTTTAAGTCCATATCAAAGCCGTGGCCTTGTACTGATTTGAAGAAGTTAGCGCGTTCTAAGTGACGAACTGGGAACTCAACAACAGTGTCTGCAGATGCAGTTGCACCCATAGTGACGTATACTTTATCTAAAGCTAAGTAGCTATCGATAGTATCAGTTTCATCAAATACACCACCGTTTAATAAACCTGGATGTGCAGAGATGTCTAATAAATCGTATTCAACACCCACTTTTAATGGTTGAGTTGGAACTTCAACGCCAGCAACAGTACGAGTTACTGGAGCAGAGATAGTTTTATCCATGAATAATGCTTGGTAGTGAGCTGCGTCAGCACCAGTTTCACGGTAGAATGGAACGATGTTTAATACATCTTGACGTAAAATAGATGGTTTACGTACTGCGTCCATTAAGTTATATTTGTCGAAGTTACGACCTAATTTCTTAGCAGTTTCAGTTGTGTGTTTGAAACCATTCCAGAAACGGTCAACTTGGATTTCGTAGTAGAAACAAACTTGGTCTGGTGCTAATACGATAGTTTTGAACAACGCTTCAAGTGCAGGTTCTTGTACTGCAGCAACTAAGTTATAAACTACTGAGTAGTTCATTGAAGTTGCAAGGTTGTTATTTTCAAATGCTTCCATTGACACTTCTTCAGGTGCTAAAATACCTAATGCAGAAGCACGAGCACCGTTGGTGTAGTCTGCTACATAGTCGAAGTGTTGGTTAGCGTTGCGTTTGTTGAAAGCTTCTGCTGATTTAGCGAAACCTGCACGGTAAGCTTCAGGGTTACCAGCTGCTTCTAAAGAGATAGCTGCTGCAGCGCGTGATGCGTTTTCTTGTGAAGCTTTGATCCAGTCGCGGTTAGATGCAGATGTAGAAACGATACCTGCTTCTTCGAAACTTTCTAAAGATGCAACTAAACCTTTACCATCAGTCGCGATGTTGATGATTTGATCGATGGTTGCTGCATTGTTTTTAAGGTTGGTTACTAATTGGCTAGCAGTTGCTGGGTTGCTCCAAGATTCTAATGAAGCTACGTCAGCAGACATTGCGCCAGACAAACCACCTTGGTTTAAAGTTGTTTGAACTTGAGTAAGTAAGTCACCGTACTTAGTTTCACCGTGACTTTTTGCATTAAAATAAGAACGCATGGTTTCTTTTTCCTTATTTATAAAAATAATGAGGGAAATAAATTGAATATTCATTTTGAGTAGAATAACTACTCTATCATCTCACCTCAAAGTGCTATTAAATGATCACCTTAAGATAAGATGACACCATTCGCAGTCTTTTAAGTGCAGCATATAAAGCATCCCATCATTAACTTAAATCCCATCATTACTTCGTACACGTTAAACTTCCCCAAGCTACGGAAAAGTAACAACAAAATAATAAATTAATAATCAAATGCAATATTCTTTTTCGTGTGTGACTATATCACATAGATAATTAGCCACGTCCTGCTAATAAGTCAGCCTTAGATTGTAGCCATGGTTTCTCATGGAGCCATTCTTTAAAGACATTATAGCTGGTTAATTCATTGAAGGTCATATATTGACCAAGTGCATCAAGCACTTCTTTTAAACCTTTATTGTAATCGTCTTGATTAACAATGTTGGTGAACTGACCTTGGAATTGAACATAAACGTAAAGAATACGATTAGCGCTATCAAATACTGCACGTTCGATATGTTGGTATGCAGGGAACTGATATTTACTATAGTGCTCTTTATCGTTATTGGCTTTAACAAGATCTTCATCGATCCAAGCTTGACGTTGGTCTTCACCTACCATAGCTAAAGCTTCACCTGGTGTGGCATATGGAATCATATCACCAAACGGTTTTGCATAAGCACCTTCTAATGTTGCTAAAGCAAAGTTAAAGTGAACGAAATCCAAGAAGTCGTTTGGGTTTAATAAGGTGGCTAATGTTTCTGGATCTTTTACTAAGATACGTTTAAGACGTCCAGCGGCATCAACTAATGATTCATCTTCTGGACTGATTAACGCCTCACGCATCAGACTTGGTATAAAAATTACCTTGATTGGGGCGTATGTTTTGTTCATCATAGAGGGAGCTCCTTTCTCTAGATTTTGATTTATTTTATTTTTACAAGTATCATTATATAGCTGATCAATACTATACAAGGATACGATTATCTTAAGTCTTAAATTCGACATAAGTTGTCGAGATATACAGGATGACTGGATAAAAACGAAAACGAATTTCTATTTTCAATGTGGTATTTTAATTATGAGTGATAGTTTCTTAAATGAGAAGAAGGTCGTAGTTTATGCGATTGCACTCCGTTATTGGGAGCTCAATAGTGAGAACCCACCTGTTCGAGCTCGGGCACTTTGTGAACGGGTATTAAAAGAAGTCAGACCAAAAGAAAGTGTGGCTGATGATGGTCTTAGTAAAGACAATTTAATTAACCTGGCTTCTACACTAGGTTATCTATTAGATACTGAACAACCGCAAAGTTTCAGTATGATGAAACAATCTATTCGTATGGCAATCAAGAAAGATGATGAGCTATATGATGCGGCAATCATGGCTTTAGAAGGGCCATATAAATATGATGAGTTATTAGAAGCATGCCTATCATGGCAACGTGAGATCAGTGCTTACTTCCAACGTTTAGATTTTACTAAATCCGTTCGTAAATATACCAGCAATGTACTATACGGTGATAGTCGTAATGACATCATGGAACAAGCACGTGAAATGATCGCAATGCTTCAACCTTATAGTACTTATGGTGATAGTACAGGTGGTACAGGGATTCATAACCCGATCTTAGTCGCAGGTTTTAGTACTGAAGAAGAAGATACGGTAAAAGCAGTCTGGGAGAAAACACAAACTGCGATCTCACCTGAGTCTATCATGAAGACGGGTTATAAAGGGATCAACCGTGCATTAGGTGCACCAGGTGGGTTGTTTCGTGGGGATACGATTTTACTCGGTGCATTACAGCACAACTATAAATCGGGTATGCTTGATGATATCTTATTTGATATCCCACGTTTTAATAAACCTCACTTCTTTACGGATAAGAAGAAAGCAGCCATTCTTCATCTTTCATTAGAGAATAATGCAGGTGATGACTTGATGCGTATTTATAAACGTGCTTACGTAGTAAAATACGGTAAGATGCCATCACTTCAAGATTGTATCAATGAAGACCCTAAAAAGGTATCAGATTTAATCAATGAGTTTACGGCGCAAAACGGGTGGACGTATTTCTACATGAAAGCCAACCCAAGCAATGTTGGTTATATTGATGTGCAAAACTTAGTGATGGAATTTGAGATGAACGGCTATGAAGTACACGTCTTGGGTGTGGACTATTTAAGTATGCTTTCTTTAAAAGGGATCAGTCGTATCGGTGATGGGACAGAATACCAAGAGTTATTCAGACTGATGCGTAACTTCTGTTCTGAACGTGATATTACGTTGATTACACCTCACCAGTTAAGTACAGAAGCAACGTATCTTAACCGTGATGATTATCAAGCTGATTTTGTTAAGAGTGTCGCAGGTAAATCTTATTGGGCGAAGAGTAAACAGATCGACCGTGAGGTGGATGTGGAAATCGTTCAGCACATTGTGACCTTACCTAAAGTTGGTGGTCGTAAAGGTGAAACGGAATCTTTCTTGACATTTTGTCTTGGTAAAAACCGTCGAGTACATGATACCAAACCTGAACATAAATCAGGGGCACTTCGCTTTACGGATTGTGGTATCATTGCTGACCTTAATGAACCTGATGATAAAGAGACTTACGTAAAAGATCTTCGTAAACTCAGAGGGACAGGTAGTGTCTCTGGTGAAGAGGATGTTTGGTAGGGATAAAGTAGATGGAGGTAACTTCGGTTACCTCTTACTTTTGTCCCTAAATTTCTGTTAAAGGTTTTTATTTTATATAGGGAGTCTTAATATGACACGAGAAGAATTAGATGCACTGACGCCCTATGAGGCGAAGTTATTGTGGAGAGAGATTTTCGATACGTATTATGATGTTGAAGCAAAGCAGATGTACTGCTATAGTGACTGGACATTAGAAGTAGCCGGTATCCCAATGACCGGTAGTGATGAATGGGATATGGCGATGGCTGAACAGTATAATGTCACTAAAAGAACGATTGGTAATTTAGCTGATTGGGTAGCTGATGAAATCCCGTTTTATATCCATCGTCAAAGTGATAGTGTTTATATCTTCAATATGATCAAGAAGTATAATAGTTTTATGGTTGCTTTATTAGATCGTGCTAATGTCGGTGCAAACCGCATGAGACGTAATGAAGATTTCCAGCGCATCATCGAGGATTGTGAGAGATTGGCTAATCTCGCTAACCACTTATTTACAACCGTACAAATGACTGTTGGTGAAGAAGCGTATCGTATCTTTGGTATATTACCAGATGAACTTGTCACCGAAGGTAAATCAGGTCGTACCGCACTTCGCTTTGGTTATCAAGGTAATACGGGTATTAAGGAAGATAATAAAGAGATTCCGAAACGAGTTAGCATTACTGATGGCATGAGTGATCGTTTACGTCAAGCTACTCGTTTATGGCGTAACACAACGGAGGAATAATAGATGGCATCTAAATCAGAAATTTACTATAAAGGTGTCGTTGACCTTTGTAACTTAGATATCAAAGCAATCCATTGGTATTATGAAGCCTTACTTAAAACGGATAATGCATCATTCGCTTTCGATAAGGTGATGGGATTTGATATCGTTAAGGATTATGAACTAGGCTTTACGGATAACTTCGTGATTGAAGTCCAATGTACGAAGAAGTTTTATATTGAAACGCTATATCCACTTCGTAATAACTTTAAGATCATCCTAAAACAAACTCAACAAACTGAGAAAGAAGAAGGGATGAAACTAATCAAGCCTCAAACCTATCAGCGTGTTTATAAGGGTGTTTTGGTTAATCCAATTGATATGGGTCAATCTACGAGTCAGTCTTCTACACCGGATAGCAATACTGATCCGAATGCAGAGAAAACCCCTGTTACTGTGAAGATCCAGCTACTCCATCCTGCAATTGAGTATATCATGCGTTCTAACTTTGGGGGTAACTTCCACGGTGTTCCAGGTGATATCGTAAAAGGGATGCTATCAAAATCCATCGAGATGTTAGATTGTAAACCAGATGAGAAACCGAAAGGGGTTGAGATGGTACCACCCGATAACCAGAAAATCACCACTGATGTTTTGATTCCACATGGTACACCTATCCTAGATCTTCCTCGTTTTGTACAGAAAGATCGATATGGTATTTATAATTACGGACTAGGGAGTTATCTTTGTAAAGATACGTGGTATCTCTATCCTTTATATCAATATGATCGATATAAAAAGTCTGATACCCGTTTAACGATTAATGTCATCCCTAAGGCAAAGATCATGGATAGTCCTCGTACTTATCATGTTTATAATCGTGATGTCACTATCTTGTGCGGTGGTGGAGTAGAAGTATCCGATGATGCAAATGCTCGTACTACTAATGAAGGTGATGGTGCAACCATGTTTGATCCGGCTAAACTTCGTAATGAATCCGTGATCCAAAATGAAAAGGGTACTTATCTTAATCCAATCGATGCGAAGAAACAATTCGTTCAAAATAAACGGACGGATGATTTAAACTATGCACCGATGGTAAAAGATCGATTAACCACTTCGTTACAACATGCGATGAGTAACATCGCGCAACGTAATGGGATCGTACTGACTTTTATTTGGGAATATGCTAATCCGCATTTATTAGTACCAGGTATGCCAGTGCGTGTGGTGTATTTCAAAAATGAAGTGAAATATGAGATCACCGGTGTCTTATTAAAAGAAGCAGGTGCTTATCAGCTAGTTGGTGGTACCAACAGTAAGAAACATTTGGGTAGTGTAGGTCTAGCAGTAATGGTGGATCAAGATCAGTTTAATAACACCGAGAAGAAACAATATCAATCCACTTCTTCTGGTGTAGGTAAATCGCTGATTAAGAACTTACTCTCAATATTTTAACTTCTTATTATTTGAGAAATAATCTGTAGTAATTTACTATATGCGTAATTTTTTTGAGCAACAGATTCCTTGAAATTCACGTTTTGGTAGAACAAGCTGCACATTTAAATTTCTCTTTTTGCATAATCTCAAGTAGGGTATATGGTCATCCATATACCCGCTTTTATGTTGTCATTTTTCGTAAGGCTCTGTTTACATGAGTAATTAAAGGATATTTTATTATGGCACTAAATACTGGCTCAAGCAACAGTAGCAATAGCTCTAAATCAACCGGTATTCTTGATAAAGCAATCGAGAGTGTTTGGTTTGAAGGACCCGAGAAGAGTAAGAGTATCGGGGATACATTTGGTAAAGATATCGATCAGATCTTAGGTGAGTTCAAACAAAAAAGTATCACCAATCTTGATACCTTATTTAAACAGGGTGTAAATGGATTAGGTGGATTACTAGGTGGGTTTGTTAGTAAGTTTAATCTGAAATCATTAGGTATTGATCCAAATAAAGTTAAGGATTATATTGACCAGGGGAAACGTATTGCTTCAGCAGCTTCTCAAGGTCTTGAAGTTTATAAACAATTTAAAGAAGGGAACTATAGTTTAGTTCTCGATAGTCTTAGTGGGGTGCTAGGGAATAATCTGGTTAACATGGGTAAATATGGTCTTGAGATGCGAGACCTTGTTAAGAATGCGGATTTCCATTCCTTTGCAGGTTTAATGGATTTCGTTTCTAACGTCACTGGTGTTAACATGGCTGATGCATTAGGTATCAGTGAGATGCAAGCGAAGATTGGTGCGTTGGTACAGCTTGCCCAAGAATACGGTGGTGCAGATCTTATCGCTAAACTACAAGGTAAGTTATTTGGTGAAGGGATGTATCCTGGACTTGAACAAGCGCTTGCCACTAACCTTGCATTAAATGCGTCATTTAGTCAAGTCGATACAATCGATGAAATCCTAAAAATCATCGATGGTCGTATGGCTGGTGAAATTAACCCTGATCTCATTAACCGTATTTTATTAAACTATCGCTTACCAAGTAACTGGAAGGACAATAGTCTTGCTCAAGAGAAAGAACGTTTATTCCGTATCTTTGAAAAGGTTGATCCTAACTGGGATAAAGAAGTCATCAATGGTAAAACGTACTATAAAACCAAACCATGGATGGCCATGAGTGAAGATGCGAAAACCTTATTTGGTAATGATGCGTTATATGGCGTGACCATTGCGATTGCAGGGAGTTATCCTGAGCTTACTGTAAAAGAAGGATTGAACTTAACTTACCCATATCTCAATCTTTCCGTTTAATCAAGAACCATGTTTTGTAGCCCTTGCTTTAACTAGAGAAGTACGGGCTATATTTTATTATTTGCAAATATTAAAAGGTTTAAAACAACAATTATGAGTACGTTAAAACAACGCATTCTTCAGGCAACTCAGGCTCGCTTATCCATGGAAGCAGTGGAGTGGGATGATGACGGTACACTCTTTAATGATATCGCTCGTGTCATCTCTGAGTTTCGCTCTGAAGTTAAAGCAAGTGATGAACTCGCGGCAGAGAAATTACTGCACAGTGAGTTTGGTCGAGTGATACTCAAGCATATGGGCATGAAAGCTACACTGTCTATCGATAACAGTAGTGGTATTAATGCTTATATCGTAGTCCCTGCTATCGACCGTAATAACCCAATTTTACATCGCTTTGCTAATCTAACCACCGGTAACCGCACCGTGTTAGATAAACTGGTAAAAGAAGAAGAGCTTTATGCTTTAGTAGATCGTAAAGAAGGTCGCTTAGGGGGTATTTTATCTGAGATCGATCATCCAATCTACATCACCCGTGGTATGCTCTTTAATAATGACAAATTTAGCCCAAGAGAAATTGCGGCAGTGATTCTACATGAACTTGGTCATGCATTCAGTTATTATGAAGGGCTATCTCAATATATCCGTCAGAACGTGATTCTTGCTTCTAACGTAGCTGAGTTCCGTGATACCTCTGATGCACAAACCAGACTTCGTATTATCTCTCGTTTAAAAGCAGAGAAATTATTACCGAAAGAATTTGATGACAGTCGTGTTGCTAATGCTGGTGATAAATATACTACGGTGGTGATCTCTATGGGTCAACGCATGATCGCAGAAGATCCAAATAGTATATTCCACAATAGCACCACATTTGAATCCGCTGCAGATCAGTTTGCGATCCGTAAAGGTGCTGGCTTATATCTCGCTAAATCATTGACGAAGATCTATAAGCAATATAACTCAAGTGCATTTGAATATTACTTCGGGTTATTTGTTTCTGTTGCCATGTCAATCATGAGTATGCTTTTCGTTGCGATTGGTGCATTACATCCTGTCTTCTTCTTATTCGGTCTGGTCTCTTACATGACAGCTTTAATTCAGGGTGCATTTAGTGATGCATTAAGTAGCTATGATACACCACGTGATCGTTTAAAACGTATCCGTACTGAAATGATCGGGCGTCTTAAAAAACAAGATCTTTCTGATGTGGTACGTAAAGAGTTGGTGAAAACGTTTGATTCATTAGATGAATTATTAAAACAAAACGATAAGCACTATAATGCGAATGAAACCTTAGGTAAACTGATCTATGATCGTTTAGATAACCTATTCATCCGCCAGAAAGATGCGAAGAAACGTCAGCAAGCTTTAGAAGATTTATTAAATAACGAACTCTACGTCTCAGCAGCTCGTTTTGCATAAATCATTTCTCTTTTACATTAAAAATATAAAATAAAGGTTTAAAACAATTATGGAAAACATCCAATCTGTGGTATTGGCTTATCGCCAATGTTTAAATAGCGGTATCGACCGTACTGTATTATCTCGCGGTGTCGCAACTCACGTAGGTTGTCGTATCAACATCTTAGCAGGTGGTTTAGATGCACAAACTCGTATGCACTTTAAATTTGGTATCACTAAGCTTGCTTCTTATATCAATGAAAACATCGTAGGTTTCATTGGTGAAGAATTCATTGAGCAAGTCGTGAAAGTAGTAGACTATCGTATTGCGATTGCAAGTGGCACCTTAAACTACGAAGGGGATAAAACCTTAGTTGAACTTCTTGATGCAGATAAAGCGACATTAGGCGATGAACCAACTGAAGCACAAGAAACTGCGTTAGGTCAATTATTCAGTGCAGTGACTGCATTAATGGGTACGAATACCAGCATCGTTGCAGTAGCAACTAATCTTGGTAACTATAAACCTGAAGCTTAATCCTTAAGTTCAGATAAAAGAAGGGAGTATAAAGCGATGAGTGAAGTCGTGAATATTTCAGACCTTCGCCGTAAGATCATCAAAGGTTACCAAACAGATGGTGACCTTTTAGATGCGGTAGAAGAATCTGAACAGGCAATCGCTGAACATCAAGAAGCACTACGTCCAATCCAAAGACGTTTAGGGCGTATCGAACGTGTTCAGGCGATGATCCAAGAAGGTGGGGTAAATCGTGCTTTGGTTCAACAAGTGATCGAAGAAACTGAGAACCCGGCTTTATTAGATGAAGGTGGTTTAACAATGGAATCTTTTACCACGGTTCCATCTAACGTTAATCGTCTTTCACTAGAAGCAATCACTGAACAGCAAAAGAATATTGCATTAGGTGCAGCTGCTGCTGTCGGTGTAGGTTTAGTCGTTAAATTGATCGCGATCATTTGGGGCTTTGTTCGTAAGCTATTTAGTAAACAAGAACAAAAACCAGGTGAGAAAGCCATCGATTACACTAAACAAGTTGCACTTCGTGAGGAAGAAGCTGAAAAAGCGATCCTTCGTTTAGAAAAATCAAATGTGATCCGTGAACAATTAAAACGTTTCCAAGATGCATTTGAAGATGAAGCCAATCGCAATGAAGCAGATCAAAACTTACATGAAGCGTGGAATGAGTTATTACAAGAAGCTTTCATTAAAGGTAGCCGTATGGATGCGATCCATGGTATCTTCAATGACATGCCTAACTACAGTTCAACTGCAGTAGAATGTAATGCGACGACTCGTGAGTTAATTGCAGACCTTCCTGAGAAAGGTGCAACCCCTGAAGGTAAAGCCTGGTTTGATAGTAAAGTAAAAGATTGCTATCGTAAGTTTGCCCCTCAAGCGATTCGTAAAAACCTTGAGAAGATCAAAGATGTGCTTGATAAAGCAGAAGGCATGCGCGATCACATCCTACCTTGGAATAGCGAAACCGAAGAGATGGTTTACAATGCGATTAAAACTCGTAAGAATATCATCTTCTTAAACAAGATCATGGAATACGGTCCATTTGCTAAAGATAGTCTTCTCATTAAAAATAAAACCTTTGATGAAGAAGCAGCAAGTCACCTTGATAAGCTTAAAGAAGTGGCTGAGAAATCTACCATTACTAAAGAAGTGGGTGCATCACTTAAAGAATACATCACTTACTTTGGTGATAACATGAAGTGTTACTTTGCAGTACTTAAATTGTACATGTTGATTGCAGGTAGCTATGATCGTTTCATGTATCTTTATAACAAACAAGGTGGTAAATACTTTACTCTATTAAAAGCCATTGCTAAAGCAGCAAATAAACAAATCAATAGTTTCCTCAATAAAGATGGAACAGTTAATTTAGATAACCTCGATGAGTTTGCTGTGAATATGGAATACAAGATGGGTGAAGGTTGGACACTAACACCAGTTAAGGGAGATGAGTAATGAGTTTTGATAATCAAGTTGAGATTCATGAAGAGATGGGTGATGTGACACCTGAAGAGACGGTATCTCAAGAAGGGATCGTTTACGAAACCAATGAGAAGTCTCAGTTAAATGAGATGGTACAATCTCATCTTGCTGGTATCGCGCAACAAGAAGAAGCCTTTACTGAATTAGAACACGTTAATGCAACGACACCTTTAACGGAACGTATCCGTGGTATCGTTAATAATGAAAAAGTTCGTTTAGTAGAAATGGCGAATACCATTGAAGCACCAGCTGAATCAGCTTCATCAGAAAACCAATCTGAAGAGTAAAAAAAA